ATCTAACCGCATTAATTAAGAGACAGTGGGGTCAAAACTTAATTAAGTTTAGAGGTGTTAAACTTCCTGGAGGTATTGAATTTAATGGTAGAGAATTATATGAGGATGCTGAAAGAGAACTAGAAAATCTGAAACAGGTCATGGCTCTGGAGCATGAGTTACCACCATACGACTTTATTGGATAATGGCACTTAATCCCTTTTTCTTACAAGGAACACCTAGCGAACAGCGTCTACTGCAAGATTTAGTAAATGAGCAGTTGAGGATGTATGGTGTTGAAGTAATTTATATTCCAAGAAAGTTTGTAAAGAGAAAAACTATAATTGAAGAAATACAGTCTTCAAGATTTGATGATAATTTTGCCTTAGAAGCATATGTAAACACATATGATGGATATTCTGGAGCAGGTGATATACTAACAAAATTTGGTATGAGTTTAAGAGATGAGTTACTCATCACAATATCTAAAGAAAGATTCGAAGACTTCATTGCTCCATTTTTAGGTGGTTTAGATGATGGGACTGAAGAATCTGAAATTGAAGTTTCTACTCGCCCAAGAGAAGGAGATTTAATATATTTTCCACTAGGGCAAAGGTTATTTGAAGTTAAATTTGTTGAGCATGAGCAACCTTTCTATCAATTAGGAAAATTATATGTTTATGAACTTAAGTGTGAACTCTTCGAATATGAAGATGAAATCATCGACACTTCTATTGATGAAATTGATACTCAAGTTCAAGAAGAAGGATATATTACAACTTTACAACTAGTTGGTGTTGGTGTAACTGCTACTGCAACAGCATCTGTTGGTACTGGATATATTAGGCAAATTTTCTTGAATAATGATGGTTCTGGATATACTTCAGATCCTATTGTTGCTATTAGCACATCACCAACTGGTAATCCAAATAATAATGCTTCTGCTGTTGCTATCACTACAGTTAGAGCAGGAGTTCGTTCTGTAGAACGAATCTATTTAACAAATGCTGGTGTAGGATATACTGTACCACCTACAATAACAATATATGGTGGAGCAGGTGCAGGAGCAGCGGCAACTTGTTCTGTAGAAACTACATATAATGGTCTTATCAGGTTCATTCTAACAGATGGTGGGGTTGGATATTCAACAACACCAGTAATAACAGTTAGTGCTCCTGGAGTTGCAGGTATTGGTGTAACCGCAGTTGGAATAGCATCTGTTGGTAGAGTTGGTTCCAACGATGTTGTTAGAGCAATATATGTATCAAATCCTGGTATTGGATATACTTCAACACCAACTATTACAATTGCAAATCCAACGCTGATAACAGGAATTGGAACCTACCTGTTTAATGAAGTAATTGAAGGAACTAGGTCAAGAACCAGAGCAAGAGTCAAAGAATGGGATAAAGATACTAAGATTCTTAAAATTTCTTTTGTTGGTATTGGAAGCACCACACAAGGATTCCTACCCGGAGAAACTATTGTTGGAAAAGAGTCTGGTGCAATATATTCTGTTCAAACATTTAATCAAATGGATCTTTATGATAAATATAGTCAAAATGATGAAATTGAAGAAGAGGCAGATCTCATTTTAGATTTTTCAGAATCAAATCCATTTGGTAGTTATTAATGTTAGGAACTTACTATTATCACGAAATAATTAGAAAGACAATCATATCCTTTGGTACTCTTTTTAATCAAATTCATATCAGACATAAGGACGGAGATAATAATAATATCAGCGATATGCGGGTTCCATTAGCATATGGTCCCGTTCAAAAGTTCCTAGCTCGTTTAGAGCAACAGTCTGATTTAAATAAACCAATTCAAATTACATTACCAAGAATGTCTTTTGAAATGGTTTCAATTCAATATGATGCAACAAGAAAAAGTAGCATAACTCAAACATTTAAGGTTTGTGATGGTGCAAACATTAAAAAAGTTTTTATGCCCGTACCATATAATATTGGATTTGAACTTAGTATACTTTGCAAGTTGAATGATGATGCTCTTCAAATAGTTGAGCAGATATTACCATACTTTCAACCAGCATTCAACGTAACTGTTGATCTAGTCGATTCAATTGGCGAAAAAAGAGATATTCCAATTACACTAGATAGTATTAATTTCCAAGATGATTATGAAGGAGATTTTTCTACACGAAGAGCACTAATTTATACATTACAGTTTACAGCAAAAACTTATCTGTTTGGTCCAATCGCAGATAGTTCTGAGGGTCTTATTAAGAAAGTTCAAGTTGATCTTTATAGTGATACCAATACGAGAACCGCTAGACGTGAAATGCGTTATGTCGCAACTCCACAAGCGAAAAAAGACTATAATAATGATAATTCAGCATACTTAATCTCAGATGTAAATAATTCATCTCTCGTTTTACAGGTAAATAGTACAATACCATTTACTACCAATGATAGAATAATTATTGGTAATGAAATTATGCTAGTTACCGGTATTGTCGATGCTGATACATTAAATGTTCAAAGAGGATATAATGATACAGCGGCATCTTCACATCTTCAAAGTGCATCTATCAATAGACTTACTGTGGAAGATGATGCTTTAGTCGAAGCAGATGATGACTTTGGATTTAATGAAAACTGGACCTATCTAGGAGACGCCAAAGAGTTTAGCCCAACAAGACAAGTAGACATTTGATGAATAAATTATGCCAAATTACGATGAGATTGATAAAGCTTTGAATATCGAAAGTAGCATTGTAGAAGTAGAAGACACTAAGCCTGAAATAATACCATCTTTGAATGAAAAGCAAGATGATATTAAAAAAGACTACGAATATACTCGTGCAAACTTGTACTCTCTTATAGAAAAGGGACAAGAAGCGATCAATGGTATTATGGAACTTGCTGGAGAGAGTGATAGTCCAAGAGCATATGAAGTTGCGGGACAATTAATTAAAAGTGTTGGTGATGTAACAGATAAATTAATTGACTTACAAAAGAAATTAAAAGATGTAGAAGAAGACACAGTAAAAACCACAAATAATGTCACGAACAATGCAGTATTTGTTGGTTCAACATCTGAGTTGTCAAAATTACTCAAACAAGGTTTTCTAAATAATAAAGAGTAAACATATAGTTTAATGAGTTGGTCTAAAGAATATAAAAAATCAGTAGACTGTGATAACCCACAAGGTTTTTCACAAAAGGCTCATTGTGCTGCTCGTAAAAAAAGAGCAAAGGGTGAAGAGACTCAATCAAAGTCACCATTTACTGAGTCAAAAGAAGTAACAACATATCCTAAGTTTTCGCATAAAACAAAGCATCTTCCGAAATCTCAACATCAACTTGATCCTAATCTTGATATAAAACAATTAGTTCATCATGCAGTTCATCAATATGTTGATAGAGATGCTGATGGTGATATAGATGTGTATGATAAACCAAGTAAAAAAACTCCAGACGAAAATGTAATGAGTGCTCCTGGAGAAGCTCAAAAAAGATCTCTCAAACTTATTGCAAAACAAAAAGGTGAAATGCTACACAGTATGAAGTGTATTGCTTATGAAGAGACTATGCGCGAAGAAGGTCTTCGTGATTGGTTTGGTAAGTCTAAATCAAAAGATGGTAAGTCTGGTTGGGTCAATGTAGTGACTGGTGGAACATGTGCTAGTGATGAACCAGGAGAAGGAACTCCAAAGTGCGTCTCCTCTGCAAAAAGAGCAAGTATGACTAAAGCAGAAAGACTATCAGCGGCAAGAAGAAAAAAAGCAGCAGATCCAGGACAGCAACAAAAAAGTGGTGCTGCAAAACCAACCTATGTTTCTACAGATCCAAAGAAAAAAATGAAGGAAGAACTGGAATTACAGGAAGTAAAAGATAAATCATCCAAAGGCAGCGGCAAAAAAGATGCTTGCTACCACAAGGTTAAGTCACGTTATAGCGTTTGGCCAAGTGCATATGCATCTGGGGCACTTGTGAAATGTCGTAAGGTTGGTGCTGATAGTTGGGGAACAAAGTCAGAGTCTGTTGAAGAAATGAGATATTGTCCTGCTTGTCGAAAAAATGAGACAAAGGAAGAGTGTAAATTTGGTCCAAGATATTGGGAAATGTTTGGACAAAGATTAAATGATCCTCAAATTTTGACTGCAAATCAAATAAAGTATGATCCTAACAGACCTCATCCAGCAAATGAAGAAAAGGACCATGAGTATTCAATGGCTCGCTCTGAACTTTCAACCATTATTTCTGCTGCTAGACGTTTAAAGAAGAAAATGAAAGGTGAAGGTAATATTGAAGCATGGGTACAATCAAAAATTACTAAAGCAGCAGACTATATTGATACCGCAGCAGATTATGTTGAAAGTGGTGAGCACAATGTTGATGAAGGAATTATTGTTCAAAACTCTGATGGTAAAGATACCGTTCAGTTTATTGATATTATAGGACCAGAACCACTTAAACCATCTCAAGGAATCGGTAGTCAATTGATTGGTGAGGCATCTAAGAAATGCTGGCCAGGATATAAGAAAAAAGGAACACAAAAACTATTTGGAAAAACTTATAACCGTTGTGTTAAGGAAGAATATTCGAACTGGAAAAAAGAACTAGGTTTAACTGAAGACTGGCAAAAAGTCAATCGTCAAGATAAGACTGATGGTTTAAGTCAAAAAGCAGTAGATGCTTATCGTCGTGAGAATCCTGGATCAAAACTCCAAACTGCGGTAACTGAAAAGAATCCAACAGGTAAAAGAGCAGGTCGTCGTAAAAACTTTTGCAGTAGAATGAAAGGAATGAAGTCTAAACTGACTTCTACAAAAACTGCAAGAGATCCAGATTCAAGAATCAACAAAGCCCTCCGTCGTTGGAACTGTAACTAAAATGAAATCTTTTCAACAATTCTTATCAGAAAGCATCAATATCGCTGGAGATTTCAATGGAAATCTTTATATGAATGG